CCCGGAATCCCATATGATAGAGTTGCTCAAGGAACTCTTTACATGAAACTCATTAAAGAAGAGTTTGAAGAATTGTTGTATGCATGGAATGAAGAAGATATCGTTGAAGTTGCAGATGCATGTGCCGATCTTAAATGGGTAATTGAAGGCATGGAACACACCCTTGGAATCAATCAGCAAGCAGTATGGGACGAAGTTGCTCGTTCCAATATGTCAAAAATGGTTGGTGGAAAATTAATTAAGCGCGAAGATGGTAAAGTATTAAAGCCAGCTACGTTTGTTAAACCAGATATCAAAAAAGCACTAGGACTTTAAAATGTGGATGCTAGACTTTCTTCCTAATTATGCGTTTCATTTGCTAACTTTAATTGGATTCATTGGAATATTGGCTAGTCTATTTCCAATCCCATACAAGCAAATTATTCAGATAATTTCTGTTGCAATTATTTCTTTTTCATTGTATACTGAGGGAGCAATCTCAAATGAAGAATCATGGAAATTAAAAATAAAAGATATGGAAGCAAAAATAGCAACCGTTGAAGTTCAAAGTGTAAAAGAAAATGTTAAAATTAAAGAAAAAGTAGTGGTTAAACAGCAACTAATAAGAGAAAAAGGCGATGATATCATCAAATATATTGATAAAGAAATTGTAAAATATGATAATTCTTGTATCATCCCCAAAGAGTTTATTGATGCACATAATGCTGCTGCAACTATTGGGGGTGCTTTAAAATGAGATTACTATTATGTTGTGTCATTGCATTGCTAGTCGGGTGTTCAACTACAGTTCCAATTTCTGCTAAATTTCCAGAAGCGCCTGATAAATTAATGGCAACTTGCCCACAATTAAAGACACTAAATAAAGACTCCACCACGCTCAGTGAAGTTGCAAAAACTGTAACTATCAATTATACTACCTATTATGATTGTGCAGTTAAACTCGATGGTTGGATTGAATGGTATAACGTACAAAAAATAATTTTCGAATCAGTAAAATAACAAGGACAAAAAAAGATATGAATGACGTAGTTCACGGAATAAAGGTAGATTATTCCAGAGATTCTTTGTTTGATGTTTTAGGCATTAAGCGGTTAGAGGAATCTTACATGAAAGAAGGAGAAAAATCTCCACAAGAAAGATTTGCATTTGTTTCTAGTAAATTTGGAAGCAATCCAGAACATGCACAAAGACTGTATGGGTATTCTAGTAAACATTGGCTGTCATATTCGACCCCAATTTTATCATTTGGGCGATCAGCTAAAGGATTGCCAATTAGTTGTTTCCTTCCGTATCTCCCAGATACATCTGAGGGACTTGTCACTACACTATCAGAAGTAAATCGACTATCTATGTTGGGTGGCGGTGTTGGATTGGGGCTTGGAATTCGCGCATCCGACGAAAAATCTACTGGCGTAATGGCGCACCTTAAAGTATATGATTCAAGTTCGCTTGCATATCGTCAAGGAACAACTCGTCGCGGATCATATGCTGCTTATTTGGACATTAGTCATCCAGATATTATTACATTCCTTGAAATGCGTAAACCAACGGGTGATCCAAATGTTCGTTGTTTGAATCTTCATCATGGTATTAATATTTCAGATAAATTTATGCAGATCATTGAAAATTCTATGATTGATGCAGATTTTGATGATTCGTGGCCCCTCATTGATCCCAAGTCATTGGAAGTGCGCGAAACAGTTTCCGCTAAACAATTATGGCAAAAAATTCTTGAACTTCGCCTAATGACGGGTGAACCATACTTGCATTTTATTGATACAAGTAATAGAATGATGCCAGAATTCCAAAAGAAATTGGGATTGAGTATTAAACAAAGTAACCTTTGTTCTGAAATTATTTTACCAACGGATAAAGATCGTACCGCCGTATGCTGCTTATCCTCTTTGAATTTGGAATATTATGATGCTTGGAAAGATGACAAACTATTTCTTCGGGACGTTGCTGAGATGCTCGATAACGTCCTTCAATATTTCATTGACAATGCTCCTGATGGCATATCACGTGCAAGATATAGTGCTAGCCGTGAACGGAGCATTGGTATTGGTTCCCTCGGTTGGCATGGCCTTTTACAGCAGAAAAATATCCCGTGGGAATCACCACAAGCAGTTGGATTAAATCACAAGATTTTTAAGCATGTTCGCAGTGGATTGGACATTGCAAACCTTGAACTTGGCAAAGAGCGCGGAGAAGCACCTGATGCAGAAGGAACGGGGCGTAGATTTAGTCATATGCTTGCGATTGCACCAAATGCATCTAGTTCAATTATTATGGGAAATACGAGTCCATCAATTGAGCCATACCGAGCAAATGCATATCGTCAAGATACGTTATCTGGATCATTCTTAAATAAAAATACTCATCTTGATATTTTAATTAAGAAAGAAGCCGAATCACATAAGAGTACATGGTATGATGATACATGGTCATCTATTATTGCAAATGATGGTTCTGTCCAACATTTAGATTGGATGGATGATTGGACAAAAGATGTATATAAAACATCTATGGAAATTGATCAACGCTGGTTAATTCAACATGCTGCCGACAGACAACAATATATTGATCAAGCTCAGAGTTTAAATCTATTCTTTAGACCTGATGTTAATATTAAATATTTGCATGCTATTCATTTTATGGCATGGAAGACTGGATTGAAGACATTATATTACTGCCGCTCAGAGAAAATTGGAAAAGCTGATAAAGTTTCTAAAAAGATTGTAAGACAAGTCATGGAAGAAATTGATTTGCGCGGATTAACCGGAGATGGGGATGAGTGTTTAGCCTGTAGCGGATAATATACGTAAAATACTGGTTGCATTTAGAAGTCTTTAATATTATAAATATGAATAAAGGATTAAATATGCAACCATACTTTTATAAAATACAACATAAATTATCTGGAAAAATTTATGTTGGATCACAATATGGGAAATTTAGTGACTCAACAAACTTCTGGAAAACATACTATACATCATCAAAATATGTAAAAGAATTAATTAAAACTGATGGAATAAATTCATTTGATGTTATTAAAATTCAAATAAGATTAGATGCCAGAGAATATGAGCGGCGTTATCTAAAAAAATGCTTTAATATATTTGGAAAAGAAAAATTTTTAAAAACTTTTTTAAATAAAAATTTATCTCCCGGAATATTATTGACAGAGGAAATGATAGAAAAAGCAAATATTAAACGAAAAACTAGCAATTCTTTAGCAGCTAAAAAAATGCTGTTGGAAAAAAGACACAATTTTCAAAAAAATAATGCTGGGAATTATGAGCACGTTAAAAAAGAAAGATCTGAAAGAATGATGGGTAATAATTTTGGATCTAAAAGAAAAATGACAGACAATCTTAAAGAAAAACTGGCAGAAAAATCTAAAGGAAATACAAATGTTCGCGGAACTCGATGGTGGAATGATGGAAATAAAAATAAAAGAAGCATAGAGCAACCGGGACAAAATTTTAAATTAGGAATAATAAATGACAAAGAAAAAGCAAAATAATATTAAATTAACAGATACACGAACCGCATTCAAGCCATTTCGGTATGGGTGGTGTTATGATTCGTGGCTTACTCATGAACAAAGTCATTGGATTATGACTGAAGTTCCTATGGCAGAAGATTTAAACGATTGGAAAAATAAATTAACCGATCATGAAAAACAATTCCTCACTCACATCTTTAGATTCTTTACTCAGGGCGACATTGATGTGGCAGGTGGTTACGTTAATAATTACCTTCCCCTGTTTCCTCAACCAGAAGTTAGGATGATGCTTCTGGGATTCGCTGCACGTGAAGCTCTTCACATTGCTGCATACTCTCATTTGATTGAAACATTGGGGTTGCCAGATACAACATATAATCAATTTCTTGAGTATGCTGCAATGAAAGAGAAGCATGATTACGTGTTGGACATTAGTTCAACACAAGGAACTTTAGAAGATACAGCACTTCATATTGCAGTATTTTCCGCATTCACTGAGGGGATGCAATTATTCAGTTCTTTTATTATGCTTTTGAATTTTGCCCGCCATGGAAAAATGAAAGGAATGGGTCAGATTGTTACTTGGTCAATTGTGGATGAAACACAGCATGCGGAATCGATGATTAAATTATTCAGAACATACATCGAAGAAAATAAGGAAATCTGGAATGATTCACTTAAAGGAAAAATTTATACAATTGCAGAGAAAATGGTTGAATTGGAAGATAAGTTCATTGATCTTGCCTTTGATATTGGGCCTATGCATGGGTTGGAAGCTGGGGACGTTAAACAATACATCAGATATATTACTGATCGTCGTCTTATTAGTCTCGGCCTTAAAGGTATTATGAAAGTAAAGCGTAATCCATTACCATGGGTTGAAGAAATGATTAATGCTCCAATTCACGGAAACTTCTTTGAAAATCGTGTCACCGATTATGCCAAGGGCGCTCAAAGCGGGGACTGGAGCGAGGTCTGGGGTAAAGCTGCTTAATATGATTCATTATGATATTGAGGGTATAGTCAGCCTTGCAAAAGAGGTTGACGCCGAAGATCCAATTGATTGGGGTATGCTTCAAATAGATGAAGATACCGCATTCAATGTGATAGCATCTGGAGTAATTGAAAAATTTAAAGATAATGACATGCGAGTTGCTCTCGCAGTCATTACTAAATTAATCGTAGAAAATTTTGTTTTGAATGTGAAATTAAATGAGCCAAAGATTTAATAGTTTTTTTATGAATGTTGCAGAGCAAACTGCAAAATTATCTTACGCAAAACGATTGCAAGTTGGGTCAGTAATTGTAAAAGATAAAAATATTATTTCATTTGGATACAATGGAACTCCAACTGGCTGGGATAACAACTGCGAAAATATTGAATACATGGATGAAACTGCCGGTGGGTGGTTAAGTCCGGAAGAAATATGTGAAATGTGGCCTTTAATTGAGGATGATATAGATCCAGATTTGGGGTGTGCTAGACGATATCGCCTCAAAACAAAGTCAGAGGTATTGCATGCTGAAACAAATTCAATTCTAAAATTGGCTAAGTCTACGGAATCCGGTGATGGTGCTACTATGTTTATTACCCATGCTCCATGCTTGGATTGTGCCAAACTTATATATCAAAGTGGTATTAGCTCTGTTCTATATCGGAACTCTTATCGGGATAATGCTGGCATTGAATTTTTACAAAAATCAAAAGTTGAAGTGAATAAAATATGATTACTAAAAAAGTTGGATTCGTTGCGTCTGCATTTGATTTATTTCATGCAGGCCATGTTGTTATGTTGGAAGAAGCAAAAAGGCATTGCGACTATTTAATTGTTGCAATTCAAACTGATCCGACATTGGATAGAAATACAAAAAATAAACCAGTTCAAAGTATTGTTGAAAGACAAATTCAAGTCAAAGCATGTAAATATGTTGACGAAATTGTAATCTATTCAACTGAAAGTGAATTGGAAGATTTGCTAAAAACTCTATCAATACATATTCGCATTCTTGGAGTTGAATACGAGGATAAAGAATTTACTGGAAAAGATATTTGCAAAGATAGAAATATAGAAGTATATTTTAACACAAGAGACCATACTTTTAGTAGCTCTGATCTAAGACGCAGAGTATTTGAAGCGGAAAAAATAAAAAGATCAAAGGAATATAATGCGGAATCAACACTATGAATGTGTAGACTGCGATGCAGTTTTTAACATTAAACACGATTTAAATAAAGATTATTATACTGTAACTCATTGTGCATTTTGTGGTAGTGAGTTGCAAGATGAACAAATTGAAATTGATGAAGATCTGGATTTAGATGAACTAGAATAACCATAAATATCTAGTCTCAACTATGGACTAGATGATGTGGGTATATAATGAAAAAGAAATAAATGAATTGCCCGATTGGTGCGTTGGATTCGTGTATCTAATTGTTAATAAAGTTACAAATAGAAAATATATTGGTAAAAAATTATCAAAATTTTCAAAGACAACTTATAAGACAGTAACTCAAAAAAATGGAATAAAGAAAAAGAAAAAGATTAAATCTAAAATTGATTCCGATTGGCTGGAATATTATGGTTCCAGCATAGAATTGAATAAAGATGTTGAGTTACTTGGAAAAGATAATTTTACACGAGAAATTTTATTTTTATGTAAATCTAAAGCTGAGTGTTCATACGTTGAAGCCAGAGAGCAATTCGTACAAAAAGTTTTAGAATCCGATGATTATTATAACGGACAAATTAGCTGTAGAATACACGGGTCACATATAAAAGGAAAAATTTAATATTTTATGACAATCGCATTGTTCTTATCTGCATTTTTGCTATCGGCGGTATCGGAATATTTTTCAATCGTAGGATTAATAACATTATTCCCAACTGTTCCGATTCCAATAGCAGTAATGGGAATTGCACTTGGAATCGGCAAATTGGTATCAGCATCTTTTCTATATAAAGAATGGGAAAAGATTAATATATTATTGAAGTCATATTTGATACTTGCAGTGGTAATATTATCATGTATAACGAGTCTTGGTATATTTGGATATCTATCAAAAGCTCACATGGATCAAAATGCGCCATCAACTGAACTGATGGCAAAAAGTGAATTGATAACTGAGAAAATTAAATCTCACAAGGAAAATATAGATGCAACGCGCAAGACACTTAAACAAATGGATGAGGCAGTCGATCAAATTATGGGTCGCAGTACAGACGAAAAGGGTGCCGATAAATCGCTATCCGTTCGTAGATCACAGCAGAAAGAGCGTACACTTCTCCTTGCCAAACTTGAAACCGAGCAGACAGAAATTAATAATCTCAATGAATTATTGGCTCCAATCTCGTCGCAAGTTCGCAAGATCGAATCAGAAGTTGGGCCAATAAAGTATATTGCTGCCTTTTTCTACGGCGATACGGATTCAACTATATTAGAAAAATCTGTTACTTGGGTTATAATTATATTGATCTTAGTATTTGATCCATTGGCAATTTTATTGGTTATATCGGCAAATATATCAATGAAAGCTAATAAATACAAGCGACCAGTTAAGAAAAAATCTAAATTAGCTGAATGGTATGAAGATTTGAATACATTGAAAATTAAAAAAGATTCTATTGTTAACTTTGATCATGAAATAAAAAAATGAAAACTATTGTTATTACAGGTGGTGCTGGATTTATCGGATCTAATTTTGTTCGCCACTTTATTAAAACGCAGCCGCACAAGGTTGTTATATTAGACAAATTAACATATGCCGCCAATGTTAATAATATCAATGATATTACATATGTTCCCGGAAAATTATTATTAGTAGAGGGCGATATTTGCGATGCCGATACCGTCGCAAATGTATTGAAGGGGTTTGCGCCATATGCTATTGTGCATTTTGCAGCAGAGTCTCATGTAGATAAATCTATTGAAGATGCGACTAATTTTATCCAGACAAATATAATTGGAACATCGACTTTATTGGATGAAACGCGAAAATATCTAATAACTGCATCCGATGAAATTCAGGAAAATTTTAAATTTATCCACGTGAGCACGGATGAAGTTTTTGGCTCACTTGAACCCAAAGATGCCCCATTCAAAGAAAGCTCTCAATATAAGCCAAATAGCCCCTACGCTGCGTCAAAGGCGGCAAGTGACCATCTGGCAAGGGCTTGGTATAAAACGTTTAATGTACCCACTATTATAACTAATTGCAGCAATAACTATGGGCCACGGCAATATCCAGAGAAATTGATTCCAATGGTAATTAATAATGCTCTTTCTGGCAAGTTGATACCTATATATGGTGATGGAATGCAAATGCGTGATTGGCTATACGTCGAAGATCACTGCAAAGCTCTGATGAAAGTTTTATTAGAAGGAAAAGTTGGTGAGACTTATAATATCGGCGGTCTAAATGATATTGCCAATGTGGCAGTTGTTAAGATGATATGCGATATATTAGATGAACTATCTCCAAAACTTGAAAATAAATCGTACTTTAAACAAGTTGAATTTGTTAAAGATCGGTTGGGTCATGATAAACGATATGCAATTGATGCAACAAAAATAATGACTGAATTAAATTGGAAGCCAGAAGAAACATTTGAAACTGGAATCCGAAAAACGGTTGAATGGTATGTTAATTGTATTGACAAGCCAATCATATAGTGATAGTATCCGAACATAAATTATTAGGAGAGAATTATGGAAAAAGGTAAATGGTATGCTGGAGCTTCTGAATTAGAACAACGACTCTTTAGAAACTGGGTTCATTCAGTATTAAAAACTGCATCTAGAGTAGAAGTAGTATTTGAAAAGGCAGATGGGTCAGAAAGAATAATGAATTGCACATTGAGTGAAGAATACTTGGAAGATTGGTGCATGGATGAGCCATCAACCAATAAAAGTAAAACAAAGTCAACGGACGCAATTACGGTATTTGATACCGATATTGATGAATGGCGCAGCTTTAGATTTGACAAAATTAAAACATTTTCATTTGAACTTTAAAATATTAAATAATGACACGAGTTGTAGACCCAGAGCATTTAATTAAGGGTGATGAACCAACTGGTTCCACCATTGATTGTGATCACGATGATTATAATATTAATTTAATTCGAGCATTAAATTGGTATTCTCGTGATAAAGATAAAAAAGAAGCAACAAAATATATTCGGGACTACGTGAAGTTAAATATGCCAACACAATTGAAGGCATATGATAAAGTCGATGAAAAAGATATCATATGCACTCAGGGATGGGTTGCTAGAATTATCAATACTGGAGCAAAATTGACTCCTGAGCACATGGAAAATTTTACTAATTTTGTAAATAGTCTATTGACAGAAAAAGTAAAAGAGAAAAAAATCATACCAATTGATTCTCCAATTTCTACGCGCCCATCCATTCAAGAGTCCATTAAAGATAATGCTAAGGAATATATTGCTGAACTAGAGGGGAAGTTAGATGATTATTTAATTTCCAATGTGCCAATAGTCCTTTATAATGACATGAAGGCAAATCAAACTCCGCAACCATATATTCCATATGTTCGAGATTGGGCAACATCTAAATTGCAGGAAATGCAAGAAGTGGCGTCTGGCGAAGATTCGCAATTAGTTGAGGGTTATTCATATCTGGGTAAACGCCAACTAAAGGCATACGTTAAAATGTTGGAAACATTTGTAGAAGATTGCAATAAATACCAGCAGTTTAAGAAAGCAAATCGTAAACCAAGAATTATTAAAGAAAAGCCAGCGGGAGTTCAAGTAAAGGCAGTTCAATATCAGTTAAAAGATGAAGAATTGGGATTACAATCTGTTGCTCCATCAAATTTGGTTGGAGCAACTCAGGTATGGCTTTTTAATACTAAGACACGTAAATTGGCAGTTTATAGAGCAGATGATGCTAAGGGATTTTCTGTTAAGGGAACTACGTTGCAAAACTATCTTCCCGAGCAGTCTAGCCAAAAAACATTGCGTAAACCAGCGGAATCTATTCCTCTGTTAATGGCAGCAAGCAAAATACAGTTAAGAAAGTTTATGGATACACTAACATCTAAAAGTGGCGAAGTAAACGGTAGAATTAATAGCGACACAATAATTTTAAGAGTTATTAAATAGGAAAAATATATGGCACAAGTTTGTATAATAATGGCAGATGATATATCTGTTCAGGCACTTTTAACTCCAATTGAGGCTGCAATGGCGACATTTGCGTTAGAATTTGGGCAGAAATGTTCAATTTTATCAGCAGTTGATAATTTTCTCGGAGATGACTTTCGAAAAAATACTGAGGGCGCTATCAAAGATGTTGCAAACGCGGCATCTACTTTATATAAAGGCGTAAAGAGTGCAATTGCAGCGGTCAATGCAATCACCGATGCCGGTCTTGCAGTATTATTGGGTGTAATTAATACTGCATGGAATATGGTAAATTCTGCAATCGCAGCAGTCAATGCCGCAGTTGATCAAATAGCGGATGCAATGATTTCATCCGTTAATGCAGCAACCAGCGCATTGTGTAATGAATTAAATTCTGCACTGACTGGATTGCCATCGGATGTTACAATTAATTCAGCAGGACTTCTTGCTGCACAGGTAGTAAAAGATAGAATTGCAGCATTAAATCCCAACTCAATTCCAGTATTTACTCCGAAGGCGCTTATAGCTGGAATGTTGGATAATCTTGGCGTAAAGAATTTGAGAAATTCTATGACTGCTGCGGCACAGGCGCTGGCGTCCGTTCCTAGAGTGCCAGATTTAAAGCCGTATATTTGCACCCCCGTATGACAGCAATTGCTAGGCTTGGCGATAAAACTAAGGGGACTTGTTATAACCACAATAGCCCAATCAGTGTCGGTGGAACTATAATTACCGGTTCCTCTAATGATACTGCCGATGGATATCCAGTTGCTAGATTGGGTGATATTATAAAATCAGACTGTGGTCACTATTCTACTATCATTACTGCATCGTCTAACTCGTTCTCTGATAGTTTAGGAGTTGCTAGATTGGGTGATATTGGTTCAGGTGACTATAAATGTACAATAATTACGGGTTCTCCAAACTGTAATACAACGTGAAAGCAAATTAAATTATGATGGTAGTTGACTTTAATCAAACCGCAATCTCTAATGTGATGGTGGAATTGAATGG